ATTGGCAAAAGAAAAAGGAAGATCTCTTACAAGTAACGAGAGATTACAAATTTATGCTGAGTTCTACGCTGGAAAAAAAGACAAAAAAACTAATACTACTGCACCCACTACGTCTGATAATAATAACGTTGCAAGTTTAACTACACCTGCTGTTGTACCACCTACTCCTACACCTACGCCTACTCCAACACCAACACCTACTCCAACACCTACACCAACGCCTACTTGTAAATTAAAAATAAGTGGATATACTTGGGGACCAAAAAGTAGCTCTGTATATGGGGTAAATGTTGTAGTTGATGTTATAGTTGATGAAGTAAAAGGACCAATTTCGGAAGATGATTTTAATGCTGGAATTACAAGTAAAACTGAAGCATTTGAATTTGATACTCAAGGATATATTACATATAAAGGTGTTAAATATTCTTCATTGGAAGTGTGTGATAGTGATGGTATATCTGTGGCGGAATCAATAAAAAAAGATAAAGATTCTAATGAAGGTTTGAAAAGATTGTATCGTGGTTGGAATTTGGATTTACTCTTAGATAAACCAAAACCCACTCCATCTGGAACTGTTCAGACAACCTTAGTTGTTCAAAAAACTACAACATATGAAAGAGTTGAAATTCAACCAATTGAAATACAAGGCTTAAAACTTACTGATAGAGTAAATGCAAGACTAAGGTCTGTGAAAATGCCACCTATAATAATAGAAAGTATAACTATACCAGCTGATGCAACTGGATCAGTTTTGATAGATTCTATTGAATTATATGGTCCACCAATTATAATACCAGAAAAAAAATTAAGTGGTACGGGAAAAACAGAAACACTTGAAAGTGTTAAATTGCCAGTTATAACTGTTTATGTTGAAGAAATAAAACTAAAAAGGTCGGATATTCCAATTAAAATTAGGTCAATAACTTTTCCACAGGCTACCATAGAATCTCTTGTTGTACCAGAACAGTTATCGCCAGATCCAGAAATTGAATCGTTTACAATAGAAGATGCACCATTTACTGTATCTGCTATAAGAGCGGTTGAAAAAAAAGAAGGTACTCCAGCTGGATTTGTTAAAAATCAAACTATTATATTAGAAGATGTTGACATAAAAGTGGATTTGAATGATCTTCTTAAAAAATTACAATTCTTTCAAGATACAGATAAAAGACCGCTTGTTGATTTGAATTTGAGTAACAGAGATTCTACATTAAAAGTTAGAAGAATTTTAATACCGGAAAAAGCAGAAGAAAAACATACGATATTAACCGTTTCAACTGAACCAATAAAACTCGGTCAATTGGAATATAGTACAAATCCAAATGAACAAAAAGAAGTGTTAATTTCAGATAAAAATCCTGAAATTAAATTAAAAGATGTTGTTATTGATACTAAAAAAATAGTAGAAGAAAATCCTAAAAAATTCGATATACCAGAAATTTTTAGGCAAAATTTACCAGTAATAACATTAAGTGAGGTTACACTTACTATAAACGCGTCTTCAATTTTACTACCAGTTAGTTCTTCAAATGAACCTGTTGTAATAAACAATGTTAGTTTTCCGAACAATATGATAACTACACAAGAAGTGATTACTGTACCAGAGAAAAAGAAAACGGTAGAAGAACAGAAAAAAGAAGGTAAAGCGGATACTGCACAAAACGAAGGTAAAAAAGAAATAAAAGTAAAAGAAAAATCAGTAGAAAAAGGTACTAAAGTAAAGGACGGTAAAGTAGAGAAAGTAGAGGATATTTCTAAAGTAAAAACACCAACTGCATCTAACACACTTTCTAAAATAACTAAAGGTAGAGATATACCAGATGTTCCTGGTATAGAAAGACCATCGGATTTACCTGATTATGCAAAAGTAATTACACAAGGTCGTCAATATAAACGTTGGAGTAAAGTACCAACTGGAATACCTGTTTTTGCGCAATGGGAATGGCCATGGCCAATATCATCGATATGGAAGAGTACAGGCGAGGAATTAAATAATGAGAATAGTAGTCCAAGTAAATTAGATGGTACGTGGTGGGAATATTTTTGGAATCCAACAAAAGGAATACCAACATATGGTGCAAAAGATTCAAGTCATAGTACCGCTAAATCTTTTCTTATTTCTATTGCCAAAGACCCACAATTTGGACCACATATACCTGGATCACCAATGCCAAAATATTTTCAAGGTATTAGTACAAGTGGCACAGGTCATTATGATAATAAAGATGCAAGTGGTAACTCTGATTGGGGTAAAAAATTTGTAGACTTTATAAATTTCAAAACTAAAAAATTTAAAGGATTAATTCCAACAAACAAATACCATATTTGGCAAGAACCCGATGGTACATATTCTGCAAGATGGTTAACTACTGAAGAATATAAAAACGGTCTTGGAATGTTTCCTTTTTTTATGCAAGGTCGTGGTTTTCACGAAGGATTTACCCCACTTGGATTTAATGCAGATTGGAATAGACTGGTTTCAACATTTCGTCAATCTATACAGTTTGGTGCAGGTGATATAGCAGGATACGGACCACCACTACCTTATGATTATAAATTTAGTTTGATTGATATTGGTCTTATTATGAATTTCATGCAATGTGGGTATGTAAATAGATATAAACTTCCAAATAAGGCAAGACCACCACTCGCAGCTTCTCGTACAGAACAGCACTTAATGATGGTTGATTCTATAAGTCCTCAATGGTTAACAGGAATAATTGGCAACGATCCAATGGCGGGAAATTTTCTGGCTGGTAATGGTCCAGATATTAATTTAAACTGGGCAAACGAACCGCATTGGTGTGGTATATCAACAGCATTTTTTAATCGAAAAGGTAATGTTGAACTTGGTGGAGGACCAACTCTTGTTACAGCGTATGAAAGTGATGTACTATGGAATTCTGATTCTAAACTATCTGGTAAACCACTACCACTTAATAGACCGAGATTAGAAGAAGGAGAAAATGACCCATGGGATGAATCACGATGGTATGCACTTTCACGTAATCCTGTTTCAAACTCACCCAATCCTGGATATGTAGTTAGAAATAAATGGTATGAAGCTCGTGATAAGTTTGGTGCTGAAAAATGTCAACATCCGTATGATGACGATTATATAAATGCGAATAAGGGAAGAATAAACCAACTTTGGTTTATACCAGGTGTTCATTATCAACTAACTGGTGGTGGTAAACCTACAACATTGACAACCATTGGGGCTGACTTGATAAAAACCGCTATTCTAAAATTAGATTGGGGTGGTGCTATTATTACACATTCTGGCCACGTTGAAACGGTTTTAGCGTTAGATGTAGATGGTACAGTTTATCGTTATGGTGGCAATACATCAGTAGGTGGTAAAGGAGGTAATGTTGGTAATGCAATGGGTATTTGGGGTACAAGTGTTGGTGACTTTCCAGATTCTGAAGCGGGTGATACAAGAGGTGGATTTTGTGTTATAACTAGATCTTTTCCTAAACACGCTACAAACAGATCTGGATTAGGAATTTCTGCTCCTTGGAAAATAACTCCAGTTGTACAGACTTATTTTGATTTTTTAGAAAACAACCCAAATGCTGCAGAATTCATCGTTTATAAAGATTATGGTGTGATAATAAATAAAATGAATACTATAGTGAATTCATCATTTTTAAAGTAATATAAAGGATTTAACATGGATACTAAAAACTTTTTCAGTAAAATACGTGAAATAATACGTGAAGAAATTGAATACGCTTTAGAAAAAAAAGTAAAAACAGAATCTTCAAAAAAGAAAGTACAACAAGAAGCACTCCATCACGGTGTTTCGTTATTCAAGAATCAAACATCTACTGCTAAACCAACGAAGCAAAAGCAAGTTAAAGGCGAATTTTCAAGCATTCAAGATTTGTTGGCGGAAACAAGAAGAAGTTTACAAGAAAGTATGGAAGATGATAATTATGAAAATTCAGATAGTTATTTGAATGAAGGGTATTCACAAAAAAGTATGGGTGCAATACCACACGGAGTTAATCCATCAGAAGTACCGTCTGAAGTTATGAGCGCATTAACACGAGATTATTCTGCACTAATGAAAAAGATACAAGAAAAAAATGGAGGTTGATTAAATGGCAAGCGTTAATTTTCGGCAAAGAATGCGTGGTTCTATTAACGATGTAGTTCTTATAAATCCAAGTGGTGTTAATAAACCAATTGGTGTTAGTATTCCATTTAATAATCCAAGTGGTATTTTTTATAATACATTTACAAATAATACACAAATTCTTACAAATTTAAAAATGTTAATATTAACACAAAGAGGTGAGCGATATTTACAGCCAGAATTTGGAACTGATATACGATATATATTATTTGAAAATATTGCAGATGAAGATTCTTTTAAAGAAACGTTGATTGGAACTATAACATCTGCTATTTCAAGATGGATGCCGTTTTTGAGTGTTACGAACTCTGAAGTATTAATTAATGTAAATACAAGTGACAAAATAGTTGAAAACGATCATGCAGTTAGTGTTAAACTTAATATAAATATAGGAGGAACTCCTAGTTATTTTCCAATAATTATATTTATATCTGAAACTGGTAATTTAACCATACAAGAGGCGTTATATAATGGCTGATTTGATTAAAAAGGATGTACGTTATTTAGGTAGAGATTTTAATTCCATTAAAAGTAACTTAATTGATTTTGCAAAGAATTATTTTCCAGATACTTATAAAGATTTTAATGAAGCATCACCTGGTATGATGTTCATGGAAATGGCTGCCTATGTGGGTGATGTTTTATCATTTTATACTGATACAGCTTTACAAGAATCAATGATTCTTCATGCTACAGAAAAACAAAATATAATGAATATTGCACAATCAATGGGTTATACTCCGAGATTAAGAAGTGGTGCAAATGTTTTATTGGATGTTTTTCAATTAGTACCATCGAAAACTTCTGGACTTGATGTAGTTCCTGATTTTTCTTATGCATTCGCAATAGAACCCGGTATGCAGGTTGGAACTGATAATTTTTCGGGTGGTACTACTTTTAGAACAACCGAGTATTTAGATTTTAGATTTAGTAGTAGTTTTTCACCAACCGAAATAACACCTTTTGAAATAGATGATGTTACAGGTGAAGTTACCTTTTGGTTATTAAAAAAGAAAGTACTTTCAATTTCTGGTAGAATAGAAAGTAAATCATTTTCTTTTGGTTCGCCTAAAAAATATGATACTGTTAAAATAACAGCGCCAAATCTAATAGAAATATTATATGGTGAAGATACACAGGGAAATAGATGGACATATGTTCCTTATTTAGCACAAGATACAGTATTTGAACCAGTTCCAAATATACCAAGAAATGATAAAGTTTTAAGTGCTCATAGAAATGAAACACCCTATTTATTAAAGTTAAAACGTGTGTCAAGACGATTTACGGTAAAGTATGGTCCAGAAAATGTACATGATATAGTTTTTGGTGGTGGAATGACAAATTTTGATGATGAAATATTAGTTCCAAATCCAGATTTAGTAGGAAGTTCTTTAACTGGTATAGAAAGTTCAACTTCTCTTAATATAGATCCTTCAAACTTCTTGAACACAAAATCATATGGTTTAGCACCAAATAATACTGAGATAACAATATATTATACAACTGGTGGTGGTATTGATGATAATATAAGTTCTGATCTTATAACTAAAGTTTATTCAAGACAAATTTTGATAGACGAATCTGGATTAGATAGTACACTACTTAATCAATGTATATCGAGTTTAGCAGTTAATAATGTAGAACCCGCAGTCGGTGGTACGGGAGCGGAAGATGAAAATGAAATAAGGCAAAATACACTTTCTAATTTTGCTACTCAAAACAGAGCAGTTACTAAAGAAGATTACATAATAAGAGCATATAGTTTACCAGCAAGATATGGTTCTATTGCAAAGGCGTATGTAACAAGAAATACTCAGTTAACATATGATGATGTTTTTTATAGTGATAGAAGACAAAATGGACTTGCTTTAGGATTTTATATTTTAGGATATGACGGTAAGAGTAAATTAGTAACTATTAATACCGCAACTAAAGAAAACTTAAAAATGTACTTGAATGAACATAGAATTTTAACAGACGCTATTGAAATAAAAGACGCTTATATAATAAACATTGGAATTGATTTTGACGTAATAACACTACCTGACCAAAATTCTAATCAAGTAATTTTACGATGTATAGACCGACTTAAAAAATATTTTGATATTAAAAAATGGCAAATAAATCAACCTATTGTGGTTAGTAATGTGTATACTGAGTTGGACAGAGTGGACGGTGTACAAACAGTAGTTAGTGTTAAATTTAAAAATTTAAGTGACCAAACACTTGGATATTCAAAACACGTTTATAATTTAGATAGAGCAACTAAAAACGGTGTTATATTTCCATCGTTAGATCCATCAATATTTGAAATAAAATACCCAGACAATGATATTCTTGGTAAAGTGAGGGCATTCTAATGATATACACAATATATCCAGAAAAAGACGCTACTATATATGAAAAGTCAGAATCAATGAATACTGGTACCGATTCTTTATTGGAACTTATGCACGAAAATACAGAAATTTCTAAATCTTATAATAGTAGAATTCTTATTAAATTCGATGTTTCTGATATAGAAAGTAGAGTTAATGCAGGTAAAATATCCCAAAACGCCAAATATTATTTAGCGTTGAAATCTGTTGATGCAAAAGAAATACCACAAGAATATACAATTTATGCATATCCACTAAGTGCTTCTTGGACAAACGGTACTGGAAAAATGTCTCACAAACCAGTAACAACTGACGGTGTTTCTTGGAAATATAGAACATCTAAAGCAGTTGGTTCAGCGTGGAATATTCCACCTACGATTGCAAATTATGAATGGGATAATGTTTCAATGACTTGGGTTGATGCTAATATTTTATTTGGTGTAAACCTTTCAGCGTATGTTACTTCATCTTACTACTCAAAAACGGGCGGTGGTACTTGGTGGAACTATGACAATTTAGAATGTTCACAAGTATTCTCATATCAAACAGCAGATGTTTATATGGATGTTACTAGCATAATTAAAAAATGGATAACTGGATCTGGACGCTTCGATAATGATGGTATGCTTATAAAATTTAGCGATGAATTAGAAAAAACACCAGAATCATTAGCAAGTCTTAAATTCTTTGGTACAGACAGTAATACTATTTATGTTCCAAGACTTCATGTAGTTTGGAATGATTCAAGTTATTCAACTGGCAGTTTATCCAACGCAGTTTTAGAAAATCTAAACATAAATGTAGGATTGAAAAAGAATTATGCTGAAAGTGAAAAAGCAAAAATAAGAATTTATGCAAATACACGATACCCACAAAAAAACTACACAACACAATCTTATCAAACTACAAATTATTATTTACCATCTTCGTCTTATTATGAAATAAGGGATGCACATACAGATGAAATAATTTTACCATTTGATACAACTGGTTCTAAGATAAGTTGTGATAGTACAAGCAGTTATTTTAATCTTTGGATGAATTCATTTCAACCTGAGAGATTTTATAGAGTTGTACTTAAAGTTGAATCGAGTGGTGGAGACAATGTTCAAGTTTTTGATAATAATTATTACTTTAAGGTTACGAGATGAGTGATAACTTACAAAGAAATTCTGCTGGTGCGATAATACATATACGTTCTGAAAATAATGAAGGAATGATTGATGTTAATCTTGTTGATGATAGATACTTGATGAGTAGTCTTAACTATATCATTAATACTTCATTTAATGAAATAGAAGACGCTATAACTTCACAATTAAATGTTTTACAACTTGCAGCAAATGCAACTTTAATGCGAGATGATGCAGCTGATAAATTTATTAAGAGTTTATCAAGTTTAGTAAATGTTAATTCAAGTTCTCCAGATGGTTTACGAGCAAAAATAGCACAATTAGAAAATCAGTTGACACAACTATCTAACTCGGAAAAAAGTACAGCAGAAGCTAATAGTGGTTATCGGGATCGAATAAACGCATTACGATACGAATTACAAATTTTACAAGACGCCGTAATAAAGGGTTTTGGTGGTAATACTAGTGGTTTACCATAAAGAGAATGAGATAAAAAAATATGCCAAATTTTAATTATAAAAATGTTAATGATATTTTATTATCAAAAGAGCCAATTCGTGGATTAAGAACTAGTACAAGTTCTTTAACTAAAACGGTTGTGCCTAAATTTAATAATTTAATATTAAATTCTGTAAATTCTGCTGATAGTATAGAAAGTGTAGAAATCCATGTATTTAATCCACTTGGTGGTTATATAACTTCTTTATATGATTTACAATCTTGGAAAATAGATGTTGGTACTGATAATAAAGTAAGACAAATACATTTAGATGTTCACCGTGATATTTTTGATTTAAAATTACAATCATCTACATATAGAGTAGTTTATAATTTCTTTAGAAATTTTATTGGTGGTGCATTTAGTTCAAAAATGTTTATATCTGATATTTCTTCAGATAGAAAAGAATTAAAAGTTTCACTTTCTGATCCAGAAAATCCAATCGCACTTGAACAATTAAGAACATTTGTTTTAGATTATTTAACACCAAAAACTTATTTACCGCCAATCGTTTTGAATTTTGGTGAAAATCAAATAATTGATGTTATTAATGTAACGTCCGATGGTAGTAGAACAAGTTTCTTTGTGAAATTATTTGATCCATTACCAACTGATATTGAACTATATTATGAGTTTTGGGTTGCAAGTCAAATAATAAAACCTTATATAGATTTAATATCTGTTGAACAAAGAGAAGTTCCGCAGTTGGTTGAGGAAATAGCAGGACCAAATTTTGATGCTGAGGTAGATTATTGGATTACAACCGAAACTGATTATAAATCTTGGACTGATTTATTATCAACAAATGTACAAACCTCACAAGAAATTCTGAACCGATACATTTTTGATTCTGGTTCAACTGTAAAGTTAAATTTAGATTTTAGGGAATTTGGAAACTTTGTGTTTTATGCTTCAGCAGAAGACAGAGTAGAAAATTTCTTATATAAAGTAGGACTTATAGAAACTTATATCGGACAATTAGATACACTAAATTCATATAGTGGTTCTTTTACTGGTTCACTAAGTAACGGTGTTTGGACAGCGGGTGGTGGAACTGGCTCATACTCTGCTTCATTTGGTACAAATAAAATAACAATAACAAATTTACGTAATAAAGTTATTTCTGGATTTGATGAGTTTGAAAAATGGTTGTACTATGAAACTACGGCAAGTAACTACTATACATACCAAGAAGATTCATCAGTTACACCGTTTCCGAAGTATTCTGTAACTGGTAGTGATTATCATATAGCAACCAAAGAAGGAAAATATAAACTTTATAAAGCAAATTCTAATGAAGTTATAACTTGGTATGAAGACTTGCTAGATAAAGCAACTGATTTCGATATGAGAAATGATAGTGCTTTACGAAAAACTATTCCTGATTTCATAGGAGAAGATGACGAAAATAGTGCGTATATAACTTTCATTAATATGATTGGCCAACATTTCGATATAATGTACTGGTATACAAATCATTTAACCAAAAAAAATGAAAGAATTGAAAATCCAAAAGATGGTTTATCGCAAGATTTAGTTTATCTGGCTGCAAAAAATATGGGTTGGACTTTATCACACGGAACTCAAGCAAAAGACCTTTGGGAATATGCACTTGGAGTTAGTGGAAGTGGCGATCCAATTTGGACTGGTAAAACAACTACAAATAGATATAATGCGTTAACATATGAAGAAAGAACAAAAGAAGTTTGGCGTAGAATTCTTAATAACTTACCTTACATTTATAAAACAAAAGGTACTGCTCGTGGTATAAAGGCATTACTAACTGCATATGGTATTCCAAAAACAGTTTTAAGTATTAGGGAATACGGTGGTCCCGATAATGCAGATTTTGGAATGATTCCAAGAGCAGAATGGGAAAAACACACTTACTTCCTTAACTTTAAGGGTACTTTTCCAACACCAACGCACCAACATCATATTAGAACACCTTGGGAAAGAGTATATAACACAGCAGACGGTTGGTCATATCCAGATGCACTTACATTCCGTTGGAGAATGGAACCAGATAAATATCATGCATACGGTGCGGATTCTGTTCAAACAATTCTTCAGAAAAATTCAGGTAGTAGAGTTGATTGGTTTGTTACTGCAACACATGATGGTACAGATCCAGAAAAAGGAAGTTTAACTTTCCACATGAAAGGTGAAGATGTTACTACATCGGGTAGTTGGTCAAAAGTATCAGCAGGATTCAACCATAGTTCTGCAATTAAAACAGATGGAACTTTATGGGCTTGGGGATTAAATTTAAGTGGACAACTAGGTGATAACTCTACTATAAATAAATTGAGTCCAGTTCAAATTGGTTCTTCATCTGATTGGTATTATGTTACCACCGGTGATTATTATACATTAGCAATTAAAACAGATGGTACACTTTGGGGTTGGGGAGCACAGACTTATGGCGAACTTGGAAATAATTCTACTACAACTACATCAAGTCCAATTCAAATTGGTACTGGATCTAATTGGTCAAAAGTAGAAGGTGGAAATAACCATGTATTCGCTATTAAAACTGACGGTACACTTTGGAGTTGGGGCTTTAATGGAAATGGTGAATTGGGCGAT